GGCATATTTGAATAATGAATATTTATATAAACTCTTAAAAACCCTAATTTATGTTCTACTTGTTTTTGAACTTTTAAACATAAAAAATTTATTAATGGATCATAAGGGTTTAAATTAGCTTGATAAAAAGGACTACCTTTGTCTAAACCTAACGAAGAATGACCGAAGTTATGTGGTATTTCTAAAAAATACTTTTCTAAGTATTTTGATAAATCATCTTCTAAAAAATTATCTATAATTTTAATCATATTTAAAAAAATATTCGACTATCTCCTGATCCTATATACCCACTTGGGTTTATATTAAAAGCAATAGAATATCTATCTGTATTAGATTTGTTTACAGCAATACCGTGTTTTAGATCACTTGGAAACAATATTAAAAAATTATCTTCAGATATATTTAATTTATAATTTCTTGCGTTAAAATCATTAAAATTTTCAGATTTTACATCCCAAAAAGTATCTTTTTTATAAAAACAAATGTTAAAATCTTTTCCTGATTCTGGATAATAAACTCCGCTTAAAAAACTATTAGCATGCCTGTGCTCGGAAGAATGTCCTTCAGGTTCTGTTTTTGTTAACCACGATTTTACAAATTTAAAATCCATTTTATATTGAAGAATATTTTTTAAATAATGATTTACGTGTTTTTTAATTTTATTTTTTAAATTACATAAATCATTTAAAACATAAGTGTTTAATGACATGTAACAATTATGTCCACTCTCATTTTTAATAAAATTATTATTTTTAATATAATTTAATATCTCATCTTTATCCACATCTACACTACACATGTGCAAGACAGCTTCTGGGAAAATTGGAATTGTTAAAGAATTTTCCATTTATTTTTTATCCGGTAAATATATATCCCAGTTTCTTAACTCGCATATAAATAATGCCATGTCAAATTTTTCAGGAATAGGAAAACCAGCAAGATTAAAAGAAGTATTTAATAAAATAGGCACTCCTGTTTTTTTATAAAATTCGTTTATTAAAGTATAATAATTTAAATTAAAATTTTTATTTAAAGTTTGTACTCTACAAGTACCATCTACGTGAACTATTGCAGGGGTTTCATTTATTGCTTTTTGTTTAGCATCAACAGCATAACTCATGTATGGAGAATTTTTTAATGAGGCAAAATTAAACCACTCGTGCGCATGCTCTTCTAAAATTGTACCAGCTAAAGGTCTCCACCATTCTCTACCCTTTTCTCTATTTACAATATTTACAGCATCTTTATTTCTAGGGTCAAAAAGTGTAGATCTATTACCCAGTGCTCTAGGACCCCATTCAGATTCCCCTTGAAATATTATTAAAATTTTTTGATTTAATAATACTTCTACAGCTTCCTCTAATTTATAAATAATTTTCATAATAAATACAAACTCCGATTGCCGTACCAGCGTCTGTTGGTACTGGATCAACAAAAAAATTAAAATTAGGATATTTTTTTACATACTTAAAGTTATTACTGCAGTTTTGAAAATAACCACCTGACAAAACAAAGTTAGTAATTTTTTTATATTCAAAAGCTTTTTCTATTAGCCAACATGTTCTTATAAAAGAAGAATCTTGAACTTCTTGGCATGTTTTAATTTTATTCATATCTAAATTATATTGTTTATCTGATTTTGAATAAGATGCTAATCCCATAACTTTCCCTGGACCATCCTTTAAGCCGATATTATTAGCTACTATATCAAATAAAAGTCCACCTACAGATTGTGAAGTATATAAATATTCAACACCATTTTCAAAAATAGTTTTAGCGTGATCAGAATAATTAAGAACAGAATTATCCGATAAACAAAACTTTCTGTTAGATTTATGTTGATATTTTTTAATAATTTTATTTTTAGAAATATAATAAATAGATTCTGTTTCCCTATATCCAAAAAAATATTCATCATGAGAACCACCACCATCGATAACTATTGCCATAGCTTCATTAAAATTTGAAAAGTGAAAACCACAGGTAACATGGTAGATATGATGATTATTAATATTAAAATAATATTTAGGATTATTCAACTGCCTTTGAATTTTACCTATTGTTTTAATATCTACTTTATTTTGATGTCTTCCAAAAGAAGCATAGCAAACTATATCAGGTTTAAAATTTAATTTTTCATCTAAACAAATTAAAAAAGAATCCTCCACATTTGGATTTTCACTAATAGCAAAATTTTTCTTATTATTAAATCTCTCCTCTTCATATAAATTAGATAAAAATTTATCTTTGTAAAATGCAATTGAACAATTATGACTTATATTAATTCCTAATAAATTCATTTAAATTTCCCAGTCTTTAGTTTCATCAAAGTTCCAAGCAATCGTTATCCTTTCTTTTTCGTAGGGGTAGGGTTTAACTTCATGCAATAAGCTAGGATCGAATAAAACAAATCTTCCTTTTTTCTCTGAGATATTTAAATCATAATCATTAAAATAAGTACCCGGACCTGGACCATCTGTACAATATAAAATACCGCAGAAAGCTGTACTTCCTCTATGATCGTGTTTTAAAGCAAAATCTTCATTTGGTTTTTTGTAAAAATTAATCCAAACATCTTTCACAGTAAAATTTTTTGTATATATTTTTTGAATAGATGGTTTTATTTTATTCAAAAAATCAATAAATAATTTTTCATTAGATAAAGCCATGAAACCAGAATGATCTGCCTTAACATTTGTTTTTCTATTTAAATTATGTAAGATCATTTGTTCTTTTCCTTTTTTTACTAAATTATCTATTAAATCATAATCATCTATTTCTCCAATTACTAAATAACTTTCTCTTTCAATAATTTTTTTTAAAACAACTCCATCTTTAAAATCTTTTATATTATTTTCCATAAAAATTATATTTTAAATACTGTTGGCATTTATAACATTTACCACAAAATTTTTCGTTTCCTGTACATGAACGAATTAATTTTTGCAATTCTATTTCTAGAGAAAAAAAAGCCTCTGCTTTATTTTTAAAACTATCTATTCCTGAACTTTTAAAATTCCTCGACGGAAAATTTATTTTTAAATCTTTATAAAAATTCATATCAAAACCAGTTCCTAATAAAGCATACCCTTCTAAAGTTCCATCATAAAACCAATTTAAAGGCATTAAATTAAATTCTATTCTATGAAAGTCATTGTAGGAAAACTGACCTATCCAAATATTTTTAATATCATTTAATTTTGCATACATTGCTGCAAAAAAAATATTCCATTGTTCATCATATCCAAAAACTTTGTTTATAGATTTTTCCCTATCTACATTATTCATATAAAGAGACAATGAACTATAATTAAAATCTCTATATTTATTTTTTAAATAATCTAATATATTTTTTGAGGCTTTAGATTGTTCTTGTATTCTTTTTTGAGCAATATTATCATATCCCAATTCTGTATATAAAACATGCACTGATTCATCTGTTTCTTTGAGAAAATATTTTAATAAAACTGTGCTTTCTATTCCCCCAGAAAAGAGTAATAGTATCATTTACTAGTTCCGTATAAAATTCTTTTATCTTTAAACCATTCTTTGTTAGGACCATTTTTATCTACATAATGTAAAAATGTTTGAGCATGCCAATCTCCTTTAAACTCTTCTCTCCAATGCTCTATTTCACATCCTAAATATATTGCAGCATCTCCAGGTTCTAAATTTAATTCTGTTCCATTCATATATATAGGCCATTTATTTCCATCCGAACCAATCATCACTGTGACACTTATTTCACAAGCGGGTCTGTCTTTATGTTTTTTTAAATCAGCATTAAATGTATACATTCTCCAGAAAGCATATGTACATAGCAATTCTAAACCAGTTTCTTTCTGCATTAATTCTAATTTATTAACCATTAAAGATTCCATTAATGGGTCTCCATAAAAATAAGTATCTCCATTGTTATTTTGTACAAAATCAAAAGAGTCAGAATTTAACCTATGTTTAATTCTACAGTAATCATTTAATAATTTTATTTCTTCTCGTGTTAAGAAATTTTTTATTAATTTATATTTAAAATCTTTTATAGTGCCCATGCTACTACTGAATACCTTTTTCCTTTCGTTACCGGCTTAACTGTATGAGGGTATAAAAAATTGCTTGGCCAAATAATCATTCTATTTGGTTTAACTTCTACTTCCCACTCTCCAGACCCATCTGGATTTCTAAAACACAAATTTCCACCTTCATAATCATTATTTAATAATAATATACAACTCATTGTTCTAGGTATTGTTGCAAAATGATCCACATGCCAAGTATAAAAACCTGTGTTTTCATATTTTAAAATTTCTATATCAAAAATTTCACGATAATCATAATCTAAAACATTAGCGTCTTTTTGAAATTGTCTTAATTTATTATTAAAAAAATATCCTAATAAATTAAACCAATGAACTGATGTTAATAAATTAGCTGTTCTAGAAAGTGTTAAATTATAAGTTCTTCGTACATTAAAATCTTTTCTGTTTTTTTCTCCTCCACCTATTTCAGCTTCTTCAAATTTAGAAACATTTGCAAAGCGAATTAAATTTGATAAAACACTCCAAGGGAGAACCTCATCATAAATTTTAATAAAATTTTTTATTTCCATGATTTCTTATTCCAATAGTTTTCTTTATACGAATTTAATACTTTTAAACCATGAAAAATTCTAGAATTTTGCACTTCTTTTTGTGCTCTTGATTTAGTATTCATTTTCCAAGATTCTCTTTTAAAAGGTATTATTTGAACATATGGAGTACCTTTTTTTATAAGTGTTTCTAAAACAGGATATTTATCTCCATTTATAATTATTGGAAAATTTATTTCAATTGGAAAAGTATCAGTATCTACTATTCCCGGTATTATAGAAAACCTATCATCTGAATTGTTTAATGGGGGAACAAATAAACAAGAATAACCTTTCGGAGTTTTTATTTTCCAAGGGTTATATATTTTATAAAAAGGTAAATTTTTATTTTTTTCAATAAAAGGTGAACCTTCAACTTGTTTTAAAGGATGTGCATCAATTTCAGAATTTAAATTTATAAACTTAGCACCAAGAAATTTTGATACCTCATTTAATCCAAATGTTGGAAAAGAATCTTTAAACTTTTCTCCTTTTTCATTTTTATTATCAACATTATGTCTTACGTAAAAATCTTGAGGCATTTTTAATAAGTAACCTGAAGTTAAAGTGTCTAAAAAAGGCATACACCCCTTAACTGTTTTATTTTCAAGTGTATGTTCTAGTTTTTTATACCATTCCGGTATGTTTAATTTTGCAGGAATTGGATAGTCTTCTTTTAATGAAAAATAATCTTCATGTGTACTAAATTCTATTTCTTTATTAAACATGCTAATTTAATAGCATTTTTTAAGGTATTTGTAAAATAGAATAATATGGATTGCCGGTACTTTGAATATACTGTTCTAGTGAAGAATTTAAAAATTGACTTCCAACAGGGATAATATCATTAACGTTTAAAGAATTTAAATAATTATAATAATTACTCCATTGTGAATATTTACCACTCTGAGGTTGAGCTATTAAAAAATAGTTAATTTCTGTTTTTAAATAATTAATATAAGAAGTTAAGTTATCTTTTGTATATTGCGTACCTATACTTTGTAATTGAATAGAAGAACCATTATAAGGAAGAATAATTTTTGTATTTAATTTAATTGAATCAAAATCTTCTTGAGTTGCATTTATTTTTCTATATAAATTTTCTGGTACGTCCAGAAAAGATGCATCACTATCATTTTCTGCTATTTTATAAATACAAAAATCCGGACTTATGTTGTAAAAAAAATATGCCATTTTTATGTTCCGTTATTTTCAAATATTACTAAAACTCCAGGAGTAGCATTACTACCAAAATTTCCTCCAATAACAAATGGTGCATTTGGATAAGTTAATGTTGCACCTGGTGCAGTTCCAGCATTTCCAGGACTTCCAGGATTGCTTCCAGGAGAATTAGCTCCAGTATTACCTGCATTAAATGTACCTACGTTTGCAAAAGTCGTTGCTCCCGCAGCTCCACCAACAGTAAAAGGTTGTGCAAAAGGTTGTGTTATAGGTTTGTTAATAAATCCAAATCCACCCTGTCCTCCAGATCCTCCAGGAAGAAAGGAAGGGTATTCTGTCATAGTATTAGCACCTCCACCAGGATTACCTCCACCAGCAGTCATATAAACAGCCATTCTATTTGTAGAAGGACTTGCAGTGTGGGTTCCAGAAGAAGGTCCAGCACTCACCCTTGTAGGTATTCCCATTCCAGCACCTGCTGATCCAGAAGATGCAGCAGTGATACGACCATCAGCATCAACTGTAATTGAAGCAGATGTGTAAGATGCAGCTGTGACACCAGTTGAAATTAATTGATTTGCTCCTACGGAGTTTGCTGCAAGTTTTGATTGTGTAATTGTTGATTGTGTAATTTTAATTGCTGTAACAGCGTTTGTTGCAAGTTTTGCAGTTGTAACTGCAAATGATGCAAGTCTTGCAGAAGTTACTGCAAATGAAGCAAGTTTACCAGATGTAATCGCTAAATCTGCAATTTGTGCAGAAGCAACTGTTCCAGATAATGTAGTGATATCTACTGCGTTAATATTTGTTCCGTCTGAATATAATATTTTAATTGCTTTATCAGTTGCAGACCAAGTAGTACCTGTTCCACTTACTGTTTTAAATTCTACTGTAAATGCACCTGTTGTACCATTTGATACAATCCAAGTTTTTTCAATTCCATTTGGAACTGTTACAATTTGATTGCCTGTAATTGTTCCTGTTAATTTTATTACTATATTTCTTGCAACAGATAATGTTGGTGAATTTGCGATTGTTAAAGCTGTAGTTTGCGCACCACCAGCTATACTTTGTTCTCCGTATCCAGCAATAGCTTGTTGAATTACGTTAAGGTTATCATTAGTTTTATCTCCCCAAGTACCAGCATTTTCGCCAGTGACCATAAGTTCTATTTTGAGGTCTGTAGAATAACTTGATGCCATTATTTGCTCCTATTTAATTAAATTAATACATTTATGCAGCTAAGTCAACTGGAGTCCAGGTATTATTAGCTCCTGTTTGTACTTCCGCCCATGCTGTTACATTAGCAGAACCTGCAGCAATATTCAAGCGTAAACCAGTTAAATTTACAACAGCATTACCCGTAACAGTTACTGCATTTATAAGGGTATTTATTTGAGATCCTGTAACATCATATACAAAATCAATATTAACATCACCCGGTGTTAAATTAATCCTAGATCCTGTAACAGTTACAGTAGCGTCTGCAGAAGTACTTTCATCACCTATTAAAACATTAATTTGAGAACCTGTTACATCTACTTCTTGAATTGTTCCGCCTATAGCTGAACCAGCTGTTATATTTATTTGAGATCCAGTAACATCTATATTTGCATTAGCTGTCGTTGTAACTGAATTTAAAGAAATATTAATAAGATGCTCTGCAACATTGACTGAAACATTACCATCTGCAGCTATATCAACACTACCAACGCTTAAATTTATTATTGAGCCAGTAATAGAAACATTCGCATCAGCAGTAATGCTTTCAATACCAATCGCTGTGTTAATTTGAGTGCCTGTAACAGAAACAACAATATCATTTTCTTCACCCCAAGGAACAATACCCCAAGCATTATTACCCCAACCAGCATCAGGTTGAATGTCTGTTGTAACTGAGCCTTCGTCTAAATTTATTTGAGATCCTGTAACTGATAAAGTACTATCAGCACTAGCTATCACTGATGATATAAATGCATTTATTTGAGATCCTGTAATATTTATATTAGCGTCACCTGTTACAGATTCATCTCCTATTAAAGTATTAATTTGAACACCTGTAGTATCAACATCAGCATCAGCTGTAGTTGTTACTCCATTTTGTGATACATTTAATTGAGATCCAGTAACAAAAGCACTTGCTACAACATCAACTGTAACATTATTTATTAAAACATTAACTTGTGATCCTACTACGTCTACTGGTGTTATTAGTTCTATAACTACTGAATTTTGTGCAACATTAACTTGTGTTCCAGTTAAAGATACAATTACATCGTCTTCTTCACCCCAAGGAACAATACCCCAACCTTTAATACCCCAACCAGCATCAGGTTGAATGTCTGTTGTAACTGAGCCTTCGTCTAAATTTATTTGAGATCCTGTAATAGAAACTTCACCTGGTATATTTACAATTACAGAATCAACACTTAAATTTATTCTCGAACCTGTAACTAAAATTTCTGCAGCTATATCTATAATTACAGGGTTAACAGTTAGATTTAATCCTTCTCCTGTAACGGATACATTTGCATCAGCAGTTACAGTGTCTTCGCCAACAGTGATGTTAATAGCACTACCAGTAACAGGCACTGCATTATTACCTTGAGCAGCCCACTCACCATCATTCCAGCTGAGAGCTCCCCAAGTATTACTGGTAATATCCATAATATTACCCATTCCCGAACCATGAACATTACATATGTAATAAAAATCGGATGTTTGGGCGACTGTAATTTCTATGTATCTTACAGTTGCAGCATTAAATAGAGATGTGTTGTAATAATTTGCTTCAGAAGTAACAGCATCTAAATAATAAACAACTCCTGTTGTAATTCTTCCTGCAGTGCTTGTTGTTGTAGATAATGCTAATGGATGATTGTTATTGTTTGCAGCGTTTTGATTAAATCTAAAAGTTCCGCCTGTTACAACTGGAACAATCGGTTTTTGTACACCATCGATGTAATAACCTCCGCCTGTTCCACCCGGTACTGTTACTATAAATTCAACCATGTTATTTTCCTAACATGGTATGAGCACCAAGTGGTGATATGTAAAATATAATATCTGCCACTTGGCCCTCCTTAAAATTTACGCGTTACCGATTCTAATAATTGCTGCCGATGTTGTAAATGCTGGGAACTGAACTGTAAAAGTTCCAGCAGTTGCTGTTTTAGTTCCACCAAAGTCTAATACACATACTGCAGGATCCCCTGCTGCTGTGTCATTATAAATTAATGCACCTCGTGCAGACAATGTTACACCAGTAAAAGAAACGTTACTAAAGTTTGTAATTGCAATAGCACCAGATACTTTAACACCAGAATTAACAAGTGCTTTACCACCTGTTGTATATCCTGAAGAAGATACCTGTCCTACAGTTGTAAAAGATGTTGTTGATGCACCTAAAGTTGCAGCTGTTGTGTACATTGCTAACTTAAATGTGTTTCCAGTTGATGCTGTGAAATTGTGTATCGCTCTAAGGATTTGTCCTTTGAACGAATTCGCAATTGCGTTTGTTGTTATAGCCATTTTTATCTCCTTAAATTATGGTTCAATACTTCTTGGTGATGGTGAATTAATTTTAATTCTTGGTACACCATCATCATACTCACCTCTGCGTCTTCTACCCATTTGTTGAAGAGCGAAAGTTTGTAATTCCTCATCATACTTTGTTTTATAAAGATTGTACATATCCATAGGACCTTTTAGGTATGAAAAAGCTTCTCCTAATACTCCATATAATAATATGTTTTCAAAATAAGTTGAAATATAAGTGCTGTTTGTTGAAGTAAAATGAGGGGGATCTTTAATATACTCTAATTGCACAGGAAAAGCACTTGATGGTCTAGGTGCAACAATTACAGTAAAATCGTCCCAGTTAGCCCAATATTTTGGAGTTCCTGTAGAGCCAGTGTTGTTATACTCTCTCATAAATGTTTGATCTCTTTTTTCAAGATAAACAACTGTTCCTGTTGCAGTTGTTCCTGATGTTGCAACAAACAAAGCTCTTGGAATCAAACAATCAGCCGGAACTGAAAGATATTTATTATTTGCAGTAAATGTAGAATCTGCATATTTTCTTAAATCATCATAATCTACTTTATCAGCTAAATCTAATTCAGTGTTTCTAATGAATTGATCAATTAAAGAATCTGTTAAAACATTACTATCTACTTCAGTGTAGTTTCTTATTTGAGTTAAAAATGCTGCGTATGTTATAGCCATTATGATATCACTATAGTTACTTGACCTGTATAAATTCCAAAAGTTCTTTGAGAATTTTGAAAAGATGGGTCTAAGGGTTGCATACCACTTGAATTATAAGCAAACTCACCTGGTAAAGTTAAATTAGCAATAGCTTCTCCGTTACCACCAGAAGTAAAACTAAAGTCCTGCGCGCGCGTGTTTTTTAAAGCCTGTGCATCGGCTTTATGATGTTTAGGATCAAGTTGAGGATGTTTAGGTTCGTATTCAGAAACATGAACTAATGAACCATTCCATTCCTTAACCATTTGTTGATAAGGAAATGCTTGACCAGATCTATCTGATATTGATTGTGAATATTTACCTCTTGAAAAATTAGCCATTATAATAAATTACCATAGTAAGCTTGTGGTGATATAAATACAGATGTTCTTTGACCATCTTCAGTTAAAGCTCTTTGTAACTCATCTTCATAATACAGTCTTAGCTGTTCGGTTAATTTTGGATTAATCTTCATTGATAAATAATAAGCAAGTCCTGAAACCATACATGGTAAAAATCTGTATGGAACATCTGGAGTATTTGTGTAACTTCCAGCATCTTGAATTCTTTTAATAACATAATACTTTAAATAAGTATAATTTGATAAATCAGGTGTTAAATATAAGTATATTTTAGGGTTTGTTTGTCTATCTACATAGTATTGTGAAGGCTGTCCTATTTGACCTTTATTAGGCAAATCTGCGTAAGCTGATCTACTTATTTTATCTAAAGACACATCATTTGTATTTTGTGCAGTAGTATTTGAAGAAGATACGTAAGCTTCTAGTACATCGTTAGTTGCTTGTGGAGTTGTATATTCTGCCTGACCATAAACTAAAGCAGCTGTTTGTAATTCAACTTTCCAAAGATGAACCCCTCTATTACCCCACTCAGAAAATAATAAATTTAATGATCTTCTTGCACTACGTAACGCATATCCAGAAGTAGTTGATGATTGGCATCTTTCGTATGCTTCTTCTATTACTTCTTCTATATCTAGATCAAATGTTGTAGTGCCTGAAGTAGTCATTATTCAAAATCTTTCAGTCTTAAATTTTTTAACATTTCTTTATTTCCTTTTTGGTCAGCCTCAGACGCTTTTCTAAATTTTTCTGGTCGTGCAGCTTTTGCAGCGCCTTCTTGAATAGCTTTTTTAGAAACACCCATCATCTCTACGCCTTTTTTTGCACCCATTCCCAAAAGTCTTGCAAAGATACCAACTGATGCTTTTTGTATCCGTATATTACTTCCGTTTTTCATTGAAAGCATTTTTGAATACTTACTCATTAAAACACACCTTTAAAAGTTGTTCCTCTTATAGCAGCTCCAGTGCCACGTTTTGACATACCACCATCAACCATACCTTCAGGTGATTCGCCCATAGCATCTTTTTTCTGCATTCTTACTTTTTTGCTTTTCTTTAACATAGAAAAATCTTCTCCTGTAATTTTTCCATCTTTATTAACATCTATATTTTTTTGTTTTCCTTTTAACATTTTTCCCTCACTAGCTTTTATTGTTTTAACATTAGTTGGTTTCGGTCCAACATTACCTGCAGCTCTTTTACGGATGACTGCTGATCTCCGTTGGCTCTCTGTCATACTAGCGGCTTTAGCTGCTGGTACACATTTAGGATAAGCGCGACTAGAACCATTTGCAGATTTTCTTCCACATTTTTCGTAGCCACCACCCTTTTTAGGCGAACCAATATCCACCCAATCTTCTTTAAACCACTTATCTAATCCACTCATTTAATAAGCTCATCAACATAGTCTTGATAGTTTCCGTCTTCAAAACCACCTTTAACATATTTGAATCTTCCTTCATTTGCTATACCACCTGACATTTTACCTTGACCAAATCTATAGGAATATCTTGCACCTACATTGTAAGTTCCCATTTTTCTTTTACTTTCATCAAATCCTTCAACTTGAGATGATTGTTTTCCATAACCACCGTATAAATCAACTGTACTATTTTCTCCTACTGGAAGTTGTTTATTATAAGTCGCACCAATATTTTTTTGAATAAAATCTGGACCACCAACATTTGAAGTTGTTGCTTTTGAAACACCTAGCCCAATGTTTCCAATTTTTGTATCAAAATCTACTCCTGCTCTTTCTCTTGAAATTTTTGAATAAGCACCTTCTTGACCTTCTCCTGATTTTTCTAAGTAAGGTGAAATTCCTCTTAAAAAACCTTCTTCCTCAGGTAGTGTTGGTCCTTGAGGGGATGTAGTTGTTAATGCTCCGCCACTAAATTTTTTAACTTTAACCATAGATCCTTCTTTCATAGATTTTGGACCCCAATCTTTTCTTTTTGTTCCTGATGGATCTTTTATTTTACCAGCACATATTTTTGACGCATAGGCATTAGCGTAAGCTGAAGGGTAAACCTTAAACTTTTTTTTGGCGGCCGCTTTGCCTCTTGGACATAGTTTTGTCATAGAGATCCTATTTGATTAATCAAAAGGATATTATCAAATTAAACTTGTATAGTCTAGAACTAGGCTTTTTTATTAATGTTTTTCTTATTTTTGCGATAAGTTAACATCGCTCTTGAGGGTTTTGCACCCCTTAACTTGCCATCTATTTGTTGTGGCATTGATGATCTTCCAATTGGCATATTATTCTAACACTGTATAAACAATTCTACCATTAAGTTTCTCAGCTTTCAAGAACTGTTTTCTATTTCCTAAAGTATTAAAACTACAATGTACCCAACCTGAATTTGGTTCATTTTCATTCCAAAATTCAAGAATACATTGATCATAGTCTAAGTTTTTAACTACAAAATCTGCTAAATCTTTGTTAGCAACACCAAAGATCTCAAAATCTGCCGCTTGACCTTTCGTGTGTTGGCTTTTGCTTGATGAACCTATGGCTTCACAAAGTGCTGCAGATCTATAACCAGAACTAACAGACAAGGGCATGCCATAAAAATCTCTAATAGGTTGTAATACATTTTCACATAACAACTTTAAGTTTAAAATATGTTCTTCATTAGGGGTGTTATCAATTCCAAGTCTCGTAGCTTCTTGAGACTTTGTTAATTCATTTAATGTAAAACTTTTACTTAGGTTCATTTAAATTCTATTTATTTCAGGTATAGGAAAACTATCAGAAAATATTTGTCCGAAAAAAAAGGTTTGAATAATTCTGGGTTTTTCCATTGATCCTAAACCATCAGCTCGATGAAAAATTGAAGAATCAAAAATTACTATTCTATTTTTTATTAAAGGAACTTTTAAAATTTCTTCAAATTGATTATTATGAGTTTGTAAAGCTTCATTGTATTCTATGTGATCTGGTTTTTTATTTTCGAAAAGATCATGTTTAAATTTCATTAAGCTCATATCTGGATTACCCACTGTTTTTTTAATGTAAAAACTAGTTCCATCATTGTAATCACCATCAACATAGAAAATTGCAGAAAGTTTATTATTGTCATCTGAATGTATCCATCCTTCTTTATTATATTCTTGCCCGTAAGGTATTATTTTTTCAAATTTAGTTCTACATTCATATTGTAAACTAAAATCTATTCTATTAAAAAAATTTCTCATTATCTTTTGTGTACTCGCTTGGAACAAATTGCTATCTAATTCATGTAATAATTTACTTTCTTTTCCTGGCATAGTAAATTTAATCTTATCAAAATACTCTGTATTTTTTGCAAACTTTTCTATTTCAACAAAGTTTTTATAAAAATTATCTATAATAGTTATTGGAAAGTACATTCTTATTTAATTATATTATTTTTTTCATTTCTTAACTTCCTTATAACCTCAATTACATGTTTTTCATACTCTTTATTTGTAGAAAAATTATCTAGTGTTTTAGCTAATGCTATAGGATCTCTGTTTACTGTTATTTCTCTAACTTTTCTAAACTCTGCATATACTCTCTTAGTGTTTAATATCTCTATATAATATTTAACGGATTCGCATTTATTTTTAAATATCCTTACTCTCCATTCGATTGAATCTGGTTGTCTATAAGGCAACATACCCTCTTTTGACCACACTCTTATACCAAATAAATTGTGTCCCTCGCGCGCGAACCTAGATCGTCCATAATCACTTTCAACAATAGCTTGAGCTATTATTAGTTCTGTGTTTACTATTTGTCTTCTGGGGATATCGAAATTTAAATAATTAATGCACTGGGTGAGGGAGGAGATGAATTCTTTGTCGTTTGAGTACTCAAACCTGGGGATTCCAAACCCCATTTTCTTGACCCAGGCTATTGTTTCACCCTGAGTCTTTTTCTTGGCGACTGGGTTCGGAAAGAATGTACCTAATACAAACGCTAGTAGAGCTATTATCAAATATTTTATTATTATATTCTTTATTGTCATAGCATTTACAGTGATTTAAGAGACAGCATCCAACTGTCAGATTGTTAATACAATTACTCTTGCTTAACTTCTTTGATTCTTTTAATGCCATGTTTATCTACTTCTATAATGGCTTTTATTTCTTTGCAACTCCATGAAGTAACACTTGGATTACCATCACGTTCTACTTTTCTTTTTTGTTCTAAACAATCCGCAATATTAG